ACAGGCCGAAGAGAAAAATATGAAGCGCGTTTGGCCTATAATGGAAAAGCGCCGATTGGCTTTGACGAAAAAAGCGAAGAATTTCAACGTGCTTTGCAACAATTTGATTCTGATGCACCCTATAACAAGGAACTCGCTCTTGTCCAGGATGCTCAAGTCATGCTCATTGCTAATATGGATCCCACGCTTGGTCTCGTAAATGGCTCTCGCGGTGTCATTATTGGATTCTGTGAGGCAACCTCCTTTCCTATTGTAGAGTTTGTGAACGGTGTAAAGGAAGTGATTGGTCGCCATTCGTGGCCGATTGAGGATTATACCTTTATTTCTCGAACACAGATTCCATTACGTCTAGCCTATGCATTAACCATTCATAAAGCACAAGGAGCGTCACTCGATTGTGCACTAGTGGATATTGGATCAGGAAATTTTGAATTTGGTCAAGCCTACGTTGCACTATCACGAGTTCGCTCTCTTGAGGCACTGTATGTCTATGATTTTGATATAAGAGTCTTTAAAGCGCATCCAAAAGTCACTGCATTCTATTCGAATTTACATTCCATTTCCATTATGGAGTTACAGGATGAACCATCACCTTCCCCTTCTCTTCCTTCTGTAACCATGTCAACCTCATTGGCTCGACAACCCATCATGGTTCATAAAGAAGAGGCTGTCTTGGAAAAAGAGCAACCAGAGATAAATGCCGAGGAAGAAGATGAAAAACAACCAGGTCAAACTAAAAATTGGTTGTATACAAGTCTTCCTGAACATTGGAGAGTCCATATGTCTGTATGCGAATCGGCATTGGAAGTGTTATCTGAAAAGTTGGAAACACAAGAGTTTCTGCCTGCAAAAGAAGACATTTGGAGAGCCTTAGAATGCACTCCTTTATCTGATGTCAAAGTAGTTATTCTTGGTCAAGATCCTTATCCAACGGTAGGACATGCACATGGTCTTTCTTTCTCCGTTCAACCTCACGTAAAACCCCTCCCTGCTTCCCTCCAAAATATCTACAAAGAAATGGCAACTGATCTCGAAATTGAACGACCCAATCAGGGACATCTTCTTCACTGGGCAGAACAAGGGGTTCTCTTGCTGAATACGGTTTTAACCGTTCTACCAGGTAGCCCACAATCTCATAGTAAGATTGGGTGGGAAGAGATCACGGATCATCTCATTCATCTCTTAGCAAAGCGAGAAGATCCCATTCTCTTTGTCTTATGGGGGAAGTCTGCACAAGCAAAGAAAAGCATCTTACGTTCATATCCTTCCCATTCACATCATATTCTCGAATCTGCCCATCCCTCTCCACTGAGCGCACACAAAGGTTTCTTTGGAACGCGCCCCTTCTCTGCGATTAACCAGTGGTTAACAAGTAAAGGAAAAACCCCTATTCAGTGGTCGTAAAATCAACCTAATAATTATTCTCCGAGCGCTACATAGAAGGTTTCTTTTTTCTTTTTTATAAGATGGGTAAATGTTGTTCAAAAGAATGTCATGTGCTATCCGCATCAGATACTGAAAAGAAGGAGACAGACGAGAAGGAGACAGACGAGAAGGAGACAGACGAGAAGGAGACAGACGAGAAGGAGACAGACGAGAAGGAGACAGATGAGAACATAGAAAAAGAGGATTGTTCAGAAGAGGAGGATGATGACGAATATTGTGAATCCCGCAATCTTCCGCATGTCTTTGAAGATATTGTCGATACGAAACATATCAAATATATGGACCTGTATCAGGCCGATCAAAGCAAGACTCTTTTTTGGGGAATTGGAATCGAGAACGAATCCTATTTACAGTGGTCCGTTCGTCAGGATCATTCCTCCTTCTGCAAATTAAAACCAAAAAGAGAGCGATATAGCGTAAATTATTACAACAACTTTGTCACAAAACCCCTTGAACAGGTGATGCATAAAATGAGAGAATTGACACATATAACTTATCCTATTTTTATAAATAGTCATACCCTTCAAAAAACAGATTCCTCTTTTTGTCATCGCACCTATTATGATGCTCATTCCACTCCAAATCCCTCTTTTACAGAATCCATTCATGACGTCCTTTTAAAACAGTCTGAATTTTATAAAGACGTCTATGATAAATCAGTTGTATTTGATGGAGATACAATTGAATTTATTACCCAAAACTATTATAAAACCACTGTACAAGATTCAATTAATGAACTTGTGGGACTCAAAGAAAAATGGTTGAGTGAAGTGGGGCCCTATTTGGAGGATTGTGCACGGAAGAAGTCTCTTGGATCGCTAGGATCTGTCATGTATCCTACTTGCAATGAGGGGGTTGTTTCATTCATGACAACCGGCCGAGAATATATGGGAATATGTAATACACAGACCATTCATCTTAATATTACATTACCCACTTGGTTAGAAAATGGATGTATTGTAGATAAATCCGAATTTGCAAAACAGCATTTGGCATTTATTTCCATGTTACAAGTGGTCGAACCCCTCGTTGCAGCGGTATATGGAACACCCGATCTATTCTCATTGATTGATCCATCCTATTCCATTGGAAGTCAACGAGGAACACGCAGTCGTTATATCTCTCTTCAGACCTTTGATGTACATCGTCCCATTAATGGAAAATTGTTATTAATGAAACGCCCTGAAAACCCCGAACATTGGTATAATCGACTGGTGAATTCACCCTATGAATTGCATACCGAGATTGGATACGATGTTAACTTTAATAAATTTAAAAATCATGGGGTGGAGATCCGATTCTTGGACTGGTTTCCAGAAATCTATTTGAAAGATGTGATGGATTTCTTTTTATTACTTGCGCAACATGCCATTACTGTTGGATTTTCTCCCATGAAACCCTCAGATTATTATGATATTGTTCTCTGCTGTCTTCGCAAAGGATGCATGGGTATGCTTCCATCTGAATCTATTCAAACCATTCTTCGCGATCTACATCTCGATGATCTCATAAAAGAATACCATTCACCAATGAGCCCCTATCATCTACTGAGTAAAATATCTCATGAATTGTATCAACGATATCACGATATGGATATGATCCAGAAATTATCACCTCATATGGGAAATCCGCATTTGGTAAATTATAATGAAATGGTGTTTCACCAGTTTTATAAACAACTATATGGAAAACGTCAACTTATTATTCGTGCAGAATCTTCTTTGTTTGAACAACGAACACCAGTGGTTCCATCTGATCTCGAAATGTTGAAGGATCAATTTGATATCATGGTAGAATCCTCTCCTACACGATGCTTTTCGGACAAAGAATATGAAGAAGCAGGAGCACGTATCCTTCCCGCTGGATCATGGATACACTATCCCCATGCGACTATTGTGGGGCTTAAAGGACTTCGAAAGGGTGAAATACCGCACCCGAATCAAACCATTTTCCATTTTGCACATTGTTATAAAAAACAAGATGGCTATCTCGATATTCTTCGTCCTTTAGTGGGGTCACGAATGATCGATTATGAGTTTATGCTTGATCGTGACGGAAAACGAACCCTTTCCTTTTGTCGTCAAGCAGGATATGTTGGTGCCTATTTAACACTTATGACCTATTATTCCTCCTCCATCATCGAAAGCGAGGCCTCCTTCTCCTCTTTCCAATTTCAACCCTCTTCCATGGATCGACTTCTTAAGGGTATAATCCCTTATCAACCCAAACCACGAATCATACTGATTGGTTGTGGAACGGTTGGAAAAGCATGTAAGGATGTGATTGAATCGTTTGGATTAACGTGTCATGTAAAAACGAGCAAGGATATTATTCTTTCTAAAGATATTTTATCCCATGATATTTTGATTCATGCCATTCGCTTAATGCCTCAACATCCCATTCAGCCTTTTCTTACAGAAGACGACCTCGATTCAAGAGACCGAAAATTACGTCTTATTACAGATCTCAGTTGCGATCTTGGACATCCCATGAATCCATTACCCATCTATAGTCAATATGGAACTCGAGAAAGCCCTGTTCAGCGATTACGAACTGCATCATGGTATCTTCCACCACTCGATTTAATCTCTGTTCCTTACTTACCCTCGTTTGATCCGATACGATCTTCTACAGAATTCTCGGCAGAATGTATCTACTATTTATCGGAAAGTATTTATCTACCTTATACACAAGATCGAAACGAACTTATACGCACGATGCATCGTAGTTATGAAACGTTTTTACGCGTTTGTGAAGAGGAACGTTTTGATAGCGTATGAAGAAACCGTTTATATATTCTGGCAGCCTCTTTCATATTATTGGTTTGATGTTTGTGATAGAATGCACGATAATACATGGTTCTTGCCGCTTGCTTTTGATATCCAATCGGCTCACCTCGTAGGCGACGAATCGTATTTCTAGCGCGTTTTGCTGTTCCATATTGTAATCGAACCCGAGAGGGGTTCTTTCCATCATTAAATACAGCCATGTCTCTATCTCTTACTCTGATTATCTGTGTATGATTCAATCAACCTGTATTTTACCATTAAAAAATTGACGATCTAAAGACGAACAGGAAAGATAGATCTGTAGAAAAATGGACCCATCTTATTTCTCCGGATTGGATAGCGCGTTTGAAATGGAATCTGCCCTCTCTTCTCATCCCTCCCTATGCGATTCATTGCCTTCTACGTCATCTTCATCCATGTTGCCCTTAATGACCTCTCCTAAACCCGCCAAAGAGAAGGGCGTAGATCCATCTGTTCTTTCATTGGATGTCTCTGTTTCATCCTCTTCGACGGAAGAACATATTCTTCGCGAGAATCCGAACCGTTTTACGCTCTTTCCGATTATGAAACCCAAGTTGTTCAAGCATTACAAGAATCATTTATCTACCTTCTGGGTGGTGGAAGAAGTCGATCTAACCAAGGATATGAAGGACTGGGTCAAGTTGAACTCCAATGAACAATACTTTATTAAGAATGTTCTTGGCTTCTTTGCGGGTTCCGATGGAATTGTTCAGGAGAATTTGGCGTCTCGATTTATGAAAGAGATCCAACTTCCTGAGGCACGCAACTATTATTCCGTTCAACTCATGATCGAGGCCATTCATTCAGAGATGTATTCATTATTGATCGACACTTACATCGAGGATAAAGAGGAAAAGATGAACCTGTTTCGCGCAACTCAGACTATTCCTTGCGTAAAGCAAAAAGCAGAATGGGCTCAAAAGTGGATTGAAACAACAGAAGAAGATTTTGCCACACGCCTGATTGCATTTGCGGTGGTAGAGGGCATCTTCTTCTCAGGATCTTTCTGTGCCATTTATTGGTTGAAAGAGCGTGGACTTATGCCTGGATTGACGACCTCTAATGAGTTTATTGCTCGTGATGAGGGTCTTCATACGGATTTTGCCTGCGCGCTATTTGAAGAAATTGAAAATAAACCAGCGAAAGCCAAGGTTCATAAAATGATCCGTGAAGCGGTCAAAATCGAAAAACAATTTATTACTGAGTCTCTCCCTTGTCGTCTGGTGGGTATGAATGATGAACTTATGGCGAGATACATTGAGTTTGTCGCAGATCGTCTCTCTACACAATTGGGTTATGGCAAGATCTTCTCTGCCACCAATCCATTTGATTTCATGGAACGCATCTCCTTAGAGGGCAAAGACAACTTCTTTGAAAAACGTGTCACTACTTATGCCAAAGCAGGTGTGGGTAAAAAACAAGACGACATGACCTTCTCCTTGGATGCCGACTTCTAATACAATCCCTTAGAAATGATTTCTCCCATAGAATAGCAAGAGATCACCCACTCTTTTTATTAGATGAATCGATACACTCCACTCTATGCCATTCTATTGATTGCCTTTGTCATTTTGGGATATCTTATGATCCGCAATGTGTTTTTCTATCGGCCATCCACACTTCCTGAACTTGTTGAACATGGCCTCATTGAGCCTGTCCAAGATGCAATGGAACCTATTCTACAAACCCTTTCAGATTTAGCACCAAATGTATCCGGTTTACGTGATCTATTGCCTAGACGTCGTTATGTCCCTAATCCATATGGTTACGGCGGTTTGGACCCTGCTACGGGTGAAGCGAGAAAGGGTGGTGATGGCTCGGGAATCCCACGCGAAGTAAATGTGGGATGGTGGAATGGTGAGATCCCTGTAGTGAATCGCTCACTATCTTCTGTGCATGATTCGGAAGATATCCCCGTACCCAAGGTTGCACAGGTGGGGTGGTGGGGCGATGATATGAATCTCTAAACCCTTATTCTTATTTCGAATCAATCCTAATGATTGGACTCGAGTCTTCCGACAGCCTTGAGTCTAATTTTAACTTTCCTCCTAAAATTGGGTGGGTAGGATGATTTTCTATTTTATTCGGATCCCATCTGATTATCCCTATCAAATTAGAATGAATCTGTTTGCCTTTCTTGTCTTATTAGCATATGTTGTATCTTTCTCGCTCCTTTTGATCATTGTCTATCGTTTCTTTTTTCCATCCATTGTGGTTGTCCAATCTCCTGTCACGGTTTCAACCCGATGGTGGCCATGGTCCATGACCCCTTATAATCACTGGCCCTCTTGGTATGGAGGTGGCGGTAGTCGTAGCAGCAGTGGATCCGATAAAGGAAGTTATGGAGAACGTTGCCCCTCTGGATCCTGTTCAGGTGTAGTATCCAAGCGCGATCATTTTACTCCGCCATGGGGTGGACCTGGGCGTGGAGCCAATGCGGGCGGATTTCATTCTCCCGAAAAAATAGAATCCCCCTCTCATCAAGGATGAATCCTATGGTTGCATATTCCCTTCTCGGTATCATGTTTATACTTGTAGTGTATTTTTCCTATCAGAGTTATCAAGAATATCGTAAACATCCCTCACGCTGGTTGAATATTTTGTTAGGTGAATCGTTAGGAGAGGCCTTGTTACGCCTTATCAAATAACCAATGAGGAACATGTCGGTCAGTGTAGTGGATTAATCCACGCTCTTTTTTAGAGGTTTTATAATAATAACGATATGAGATGATTGGATTTTCTGATATTTTATATTCATCCGCCATGGCCATGACGAACTTGCGTCTGGGATAGGGTCGAAGGGTGGGGGGACGGTGATCCGCTAACCATCGGATATGTGCTTCGCATGAATGAATCTTTTTGAAGCGAAAACGATATTCCCTTGCCAATTCTAGACCGAGTGTGAACAGCCATTGATAATTTCCAGCCGTTTGTCGTGTCCATACCGCACAAGGGTGATGGACATGGCACGGGCGATATCCTACTTCACCCGAGAGGGTAGATGGTGCAGACAACATGTAACTAGGAACTGCCTTTGTTTTCTGTAGACGAGACAATTGAATAGGCGATCGTGCTGTTTTTAAATCCGGATAATAAAGAACCCAATGTGCCGTGTAAAGTAATTGACAGGTCTCCAATAACATTTTCACCACATGTTTATCCACGTGCCAGCGTGCTGCCTTTCTTGGATTCGGATGAAGGGCAAAGATATTCATAATGTAGGGTCGTAATGAAGATCACAGACCATTTCATTGCAATCTTGTTATTCAATTTTTATGTCATTTGTGTGAAATAAAAATTGAAATATGGGTTCGATCATCCTAGAACGGCTAGATCGAACATCCTCCATTTAGGAAAAAATTGAAATGGACTTGACCCAAGCATTTGAGTTAAAGCATATTCGTGGTATTCCGTATTATGTCCAGAACTCTATCCTCTTCACCTTTGAACTCAGTCAACAGGACCCTGGAAAGCCCTCCGAACAGTGCATTGCCATTGGAACCTACGATGCCGGCAGTGATACCATCGTCTATTATGCTGACTGGCAGGACAGAGTCCAATCCCATCTTGATGCCTTCCGCAGAGAACTCCAGCCCGTCGATCGAAATACCATCCGACAAACCGTCGTCAAACCTCAAAAGTCGCGCAAAGCCGCACGAAATCCTCGAAAAGGGAGCGGCCGAACCAAAGCGGCTAAAAGTAAGTAAAGAGGATTTTGCTGCATTATGTCAAGTCATTCAAGAGTTCAAAGAACAATTTATCCAATAATGCTTAATACCGTTATGAATTAATAATTTGATAATTCGTAGATACAGGAGCACATCCTGGCATCGGGGGATTTTCTCCTGTCAATTGCATCCGTGCGACAGCCATCGCTAACCCCTGACGATACATTAAACGTTCCGCCTCTGAACGAAATTGAGGATATGGCACTTTTCCCTGTGCCCCTAACGATTGATTTAATACCTTTGTATCATTTGTTTTTTGATTTAACTGCGTATAAAATGTTGTATTCTGCTGTAGAGATCTCACCTGATCCATACCTGATCCTGTCGGAAGAGGATACTGTGGTTGTGTTCTCGAATAAGATACTAATGCAGAATATACAGATGGACTTGCACTTGTAAAATTAAGCGTATTATAGGGCGGTAAAGGACATCCCTTATTGACTTCGGATGAACCGAGATCTTGAGATTGCATTCTATTCTTCTTTTTTAATGCGAATATAAAGTATTTCCTTCACGATAATGAAACGATGCAATCCTCACCCCCCAAAACCCTCTCCTTCAGCACCCCCACTGTTCGAAATCAGAGAACCCTGATCTGGCTCCAACATCAATCTCCCTCTGTGCCGTGGTCTAGATGGAATACAGTTGTGACCTCTCTCGAGGATTATCATCGATGGGTCAATCATTGTCCCTCTATTCATGCGATTATCATCCCTCATCAAGAGGATGCCGATCGAGTGGGTCATACTCCATGGTTAGACGAACTCTATCGTATCTCTAAAAATGTGTTCTTTATCGCCATTCCACGATCGATTCTTCAATGGAAATCAGAAGACTATTGGAAAGAAAACTTCGACAATCTACTCTGTTTAGATGATCTCCATGAACAATATCCATTTCTTGGAGAACCATGGAATGGATCCATATCGGATGCACTTCATCTGTTTGCGCTACTAGGTCGTTACCATCGCCTTGTGGATGTTCCTGTATCAAACGAATCATTGCGCCCACGTTATGGATTAAGTATTGAACATGAAATTCGGCCACAAGAACTTGTTCTCTATACACAATATTACACGTCCTCTTCCAAGGTGCGCACACAAGAATTGCGCGAATGCCTTCGTCGAAATGCAAAATGTCAATGGATCGATCGAATTGTTCTTCTTAATGAAAAGGATGAATCCGTCGCATGGGCATCTTTCTCTTCCGCTTATAACTCAAAAATCCAACAACATGTGATTGGATCACGATTGTGCTATTCCGACTTTTTGAAGGATGTTCAACGAACTCATCTACAGCATGGAAACGATTCCATTGCCATATTAGCGAATGCAGATGTTTATTTTGGAGAGGAAACCGCTGAACTATGGAATCTATCCTTGAACGATCGCGCGCTGTGCCTCTTGCGGTGGGATGATCTTGGTAGTGGTCCTAAAAAGGCGAAACTCTTTGGTCCACGTGCGGACTCACAAGATGTGTGGATCTTTTCCTCTGCATCGATTGCATCGCGGAAATGGAACTGGGATCGCGTATCCATTCCACTTGGTAAACCAGGTTGTGATAATGCAATTCTTTACGGATTAATACAACATCGTTTTCTACTCTCCAATCCAGCGCTCAGTCTCAAGACCTATCATCTTCATACAAGCGGTGTCCGATCCTATCAACAAAAAGATACCATTTATTCTTCTGTCTATATTCATCTTGAGCCGACCTATCTGATTGATACAAAGCAAGAAATGACCCCTTCTTCCTCTCCCCAACATCTCTGTAACGAAACCGTTGCATTTACAGTTCATAGTTCATCGATGTCAAATGAGATCACTTACTGCACGATGCTCGAACGCGATGGACGTTACAAATGGGAACCCACTGTGGAGAATTTCTATTTTGAGCCCGCCATTCCTGTCTACACATGGACGAATGGTGTAGGTGTTACTGGAAATGGTCTTGTATACGATCTCTATCATATCTACACAGGGCGTCATGCAGTGCAGGATCCTAGTTATAATTACTGGAAAGAGGCAAATGTAGATCTGTTTACTCCTCTTTCCTCTTGTCCCCGAATGGCAGTAATTCCTTTTAAAAATACGGATGTGTTTTCTCAATGGCATCGTTATGTTCTCTATTATCTTTCTCGTTATCTTCGTTTGAGAGAAATGAACCCTGCGAAGGAACTCTGTTTTTGGTCTCCTTCTTCGTTTGGTGGGTTGCCTGAACGACTGGACGATTGGAAGGATGCCCGCCAGTGGACATTCTCGGGTGTAGAATGGAAATCGGATCTACCGTGTGCATGCTGGACCACAGAGGCGGTAGGATTTTTACCCAGTCCTTCCGTTTCGGAACTTGGCCGAGAAGATGTTGCGATTCTTCGTCAGTATCATCCTACATGGTTGTCGTCGCCTGCTGTCAAAGAAAATGGTGCAAGAAAGTGCGTGGTTGTATGCGATGAATTGTTCACGGTTCCATGTATTCAACGATTGCGTGAAATTCTTCCTGCTACATGGATAATTGAGTGTGTGGGTGATGGACATCGCTTGAAAGATGAGGAGTTAGAGAGAAGATGGACAGGGGCCTCCTTGGCGATTCTAGCGGGTGGACCCCATACGCATGAGAAATGGGCGCCTCTATGGCTTCTTCCAAAGGGGGCAGTGCTTCTTGAATTCCAACCCGAATTGTCAGTGGATGGTGAATGTCAGCATGTCGCACATGTTGCAGATCTGTCATCGTGGGTCTTCTTGTTGTCCAAGGGATCTGTGGATCAACAACAAGATCAAATCGTAGAGGATGTGGGAAAGTGGTGGAAAAAGAATTCGTCTCTTTATTCTGTCTAAATCATGATATGTTGCTCATAGGCGATCTCGATTATTAGAAAGGATAAGCGTAACCCCTTCATAGTTTGTTCGAAAATTATCCCAAAAGATAGGATATCCGTCAATATGATTTACTGTTCCTTTGATTTTCAAACATTCTACTAAATTGTCTACATATTGATCACAAACCGCATGATAACATTCTTTTGCAGTATGCTCCGATTCTGTAAAGCAATGCAACCGAATGATATGCTTGTATCCAGTATCATACGATAAAACAAAGAACATGATTTGAAATTCTTTTTGTAATTATGAATCAGTTGATTCGTTTAGGCCTAATTTTTCTTTTCCCCATTTATATGTATCTTTTACCTTCTTTTGTGGCATCGATGTGCGATAACCGCGAAAATCAAACAATTTACCCTTGAAGAGTTCATCCGCATTTTCATAGGGGCTTGTTGTATTTTGCCAATTCGATTTTCCAATGTAGTTATGACTCGTATCATTGGTTTGAGGAAGCCATGCAGATTCTTCTTTATAAACCTCTTCTCCGTCTCGATAGATGCGGAGACTAGGTTTCCATGGATCATTATCTCCCGCTGTAATGACAATGTGTACCCATTTACGCAAAGGTATCGCATTTTTCACTTGGACATGAAGTTTTCGCTGTTTTTCGTCCCAAATTTCATATAATAAGTCCGCAGTGGTTGCTTCTTGGTCCGTTGCAGATTTTTCCTTAAGGGGTGGCATAATACGTCCAAAGAGTTCAGGAACAGGGCAGTCCCATCGATTGACATTCGCCGCAGAGGTGGCCATCGCCCGTTGAGGAGATACCTCTTCCGTGCATTGGGCACCCGAAGGTGGGCTTGGAACGGTGGTGATGGCTTGATCAAGACAGGGACTGGAAAGAAGGGGCTTTTGTTGGGCGGTTGAATTTCCTCTACCCACAATTCCAACAAATACGTTATCCTTCCCAGGGCCATTTCCAAAATCGAAAATATGCGCATTGTTTGTAAACTCCTCAAAATAAACCCAGAAAGAGAATGCACGAACATATCGGAGTTGAACGGTTTGTCCAAGAGTCAAGTCCGTTGAATCGCCAATTCGCAAGAATTGGTCCTTACCATTAAAGGTTAGACCCTCTGCTTGTGGAGGGCGTGGTGTCTCATCGATTTCAATATCACCCGCTTTCGCAATGGTTAGATTTTTTGCGTAATCCACCATATCATCGTAGAACCGTAACCAGAAAACGATACCCTCGTAAAAGGATAATAATTGTTGGATTTCAGGCGGGGGTTGAGTATCTGTAACAAGCGTTGCAGAAAAGGATGTATCTTTTGCTGGATTACAGCGTGCTTCAAATGTATCCGGACCGGTCTTCAGAATGCGACAATATCCCTTTCGACCATCTTGGAGAACGTCATTCATATAGTCATCGCGGGAAAGTTGGAAGCCATCCTTTTTACTGGTAGTTCTGTATTTTAAGGAGGATAGGCCATCTGTTCCTGCCAACGCACAGGCAAAAAAGACATCCTCTGGATCTGCGGTAGATTCTACCATTCGACAAAAGTCGTGATCCTGTCCTAATCGTTGCACATCGGTATAACCTGCAAAGTAGCGAGTTTCGCGAATCACTCCGCCTTCTTCGGACATGTCTAGACTAATATCTCCTCGACGAGGCATCCATTGGATCCAGAAGGGGCTATTTCCGACAGAAATCATATTCTCAAATCCCTCTTGAAGCCATCGGGGCCTACAAAGTTCAAGTGCGATGGAAATCAATACAAGAATCAGTCCTATCCAGAGATAGCGCTCATACATACTATTCTTATTCTGATACTCTTATTTTATCTCCTTTCTCCCACTTCCCTTTTCTGTATCCGCGACTCTGTCTGATTACTTTTTCTTATTATAGACTCTCTGTCTATGATACAAACTATGGTATACCATGTAAACAGACAGAGATAATATAACGAATATCTAGACAGATGTCATCTGGCGGTCGTTTATTAGATCAGGGTCTATATGGGTGTGTATTTGTTCCATCACTTACCTGTCAATCCGGCACAGAAGAGAAATTAGACTCAGATCCCAGAATGTATCAATTAAGTAAGTTAATTCCGACAGAGGATGCGGAACAAGAGTTTACCATTTCAAAACGGATTCATCGTATTCCCTTCTACAAACAATATTTCGTTGTAACGGAATCCATGTGTACTCCTGTTTCCACGCAACCCAAAGAGAAAAACCTGCCAAAATGCGAAGCCCTTGATGGAAATAAATTAAATGAGATGCGTCTTCTTCGTATGCCCTACCAGGGGAAGGTTCTCCATCATGTTCAGTTCTCTGCACACTCTTTCCATTTGCGAGACTTTGCAGTCCATCTCATTGCAGGTGGAGCACTTATGAATCTGTTTGGAATTGTTCATCGTGATCTTCACCAAGGGAATATTCTCGTAGATTCATCGAATGTTCCACGTATAATCGACTTTAATCTGTCCATTACCGTAAGATCCTCTTCAAAGCCCTCTTCGAATGATTTACTACATTCATATGACCATACTATCTCACAAGAACCTCCCGATTCTACTCTTGTAAATGCAGTGGCAAAGGGAAACTCTGCCAATCAAGTGATCCAGTCCATTGCCTTCCGAAAGCCGATTGTCCAAAAAATGGTGACCCTACTGGGTATTTCAAAACGTGATATCTATCATTCCCTTATGGATCATTACAAGAAAAGCAAAGTGATGCGATCAGGTGATATTGAAAAATGGTTCTCTTTGTATTATCGGGTGATTGATAGTTGGGCAATTGGTGTTTGTCTCGTGGATCTTATTTTGAAGTTATCTTTATGGCCGTCCTTTTCATCAAAGATTCAAGACACCGTCAAAGATCTTATTCCTATTTTGCGAAAAATGTGTGAAGTTCACCCTATGAAGCGAATCGACTGTGTTCAGGCACTTCATTTAATGGATCCGAATCATATTATTCTTCGGCGTTATGGAAAGAAATGGCTTGATATTGTTGGGCATGTTACCATTTAAACAGATGATCCGATTTTTGGATCTAATCATTAGAATGGCATCCATTGAACGAGAAGTCATTTCTGAAATCAAATCTTATATCAATGGAGGGGATCTGGATGGATTGAAAACATTGTGGGAGGAGTATCAAGATACAGACTTTGGAAGAGAGTTGGCATGGGAATACATTTTTGAGAAAATCTATCTTCATGCCGCACTCAAGAAACAGAAGCCCATCTGTTCATGGTTAGATATACTGTATCAACAATTGGATCCCATTCAACAAATGGGTCTACGTCAAATGTTTCCTTATGCGCGATACCTTCTACAGAAATCCTAACGACGACGATGAACTCGTTTTGTCTTTCGATTTCCACTGGTCTTTCGATTTCCACTGGTCTTTCGATTTCCACCACGTTTCAAACGATGTTTTTTACGTGATGGAATGCACATATAACTGCAAAACTGATCATAATGCAATGCGGACTTAGGATAATATCTGGACGCCAGTTCTGGATCATAAATAGGTCTCTTTGTAGCATCTAGACGAATAACGTCCGTCGCGCCTGGTTTATGAGACCAATAGCCATTCGCGTCTTGACGATAGAAATGATAATCTTCATCTTCATCCACGACCATAGCAATTTTACGGGTTTTTGCTGGACATTTCTTTTCAAATGTAGTAAGCGTCGATCCAGGGACATCTCCCATAATGCGTGATAACACATCAGGGCAGCGTTTTCCTTTGACTTCTGACCATTTCGGATATCCAGCGGCTCTTCCGGGTTGCGGAAAGGGCAACGGACACGAATCCTTGTCGCACTTTTTACCTTTTGGTAGTTTTAAATAATTAAACGCATACGTATAACAATTATGCGATTCTTTAATTCCAGGATATTTATTGTATCGCTGAGGGTCATATTCAGGTTCGTCTCCTGTCATAGGAGATTTCCTCGGACAGAATTGAATATGTCTTTTACAGAAGGGAGAATTGGGTAAAGGAGGTAAACGACAATCAGGCGAACACTGACAATGGGGCTCTTTGTTCTGTTTTTTTGAAGAAGGTGCCATTCTACCTATCAGTCTATATAACAATCCACTTCGTAATTAATCATATGATTTGCTTTACAGATTAATTTGACTCGGTTTGACAGCAGACGTTTCTCTATCATGCGGTGGCACAGGTTTCAATTTATTTTTAATATCACGATAAGATGGATGTAATGTATCTTTTACTCCTTTAGGGGGCGCGGTAGAAGAATTCACGGGCAATCCTGATGCAGGATTCAAATCAGATACTGCAGTAGAAGTGGAAACAGGTTCATGAGAAAAAAAAGTAGAAGTCATAGATCGAGCTAAGGGAGAGGGTGATGCAGAAGGAGGAGAGGTAGCAGGTTTTGGCGGGGGAGGCGGTGGAGGCGGTGATGGTTCGGGTGGTATAACAACAGGAACTTCTACATATACTGGTTTCTCCACTATTTTCTCTATGTATACTGGTTTCTCTACCTGTACCACTTTTTCGACCACATTCCAGATGGGTTTCTCCACGATAGTAGGTTTGGAGGCTACCGATGAATTACGAAAAGATGGTTCATAATATCCAGATCCAGATGATAATACAGAAAATGGCATACTCGTCGCTGCACCATAATAAGGCGGTTGTTGAGATTGTGCCAATGATTCGTATACATTTCGAACACTATCGGGCATAGATTGCTGCCCCACGACAGATAGTGGTTTATCCAACGATTGTGGATAACCATCTGCCATACCGGTTGGATAACCGGTTGGATTCGTTGGGCCATTCGTCGGATTGACAGAACGGTTTGGCCTTTGTGTAGCAGAATTCGGTGCCTGTGTTTTATCATCCGTGCGATAGTATTCTTCTTCGATCTGTTTCATTTTAATTTTCTCAATATAATGCGTAAAATGAATAAACTGATTATCATGTGTTGGTTTTTTACCTCTAACTAATCCGCCTGAATATCGCCCTGTCAAACTCATATACTGCCAGCCCTCACTTCTTAAACACTCCAGAATCGTGTTCAAAAAATAATATTTTTTATCAATCTGGAAAAGCGTTAAAATACCATTCCATATCGTTACAAGCAATGAAATGATAAAGGTCGCCCAGTAAATCTGAACATTGAAAGATGCATTCACAAGTGTATATTCTTTATCCGAATTTTGAATGGATAATAGTGCAGGAACAAATAAGGATCCTACCGTGATAATGAAATGACCCACAAAAAAGATGATGCCATGATTCCTACAACGTTTCTGTAGATTTTGTAATATATCCAAATAGCGTGTCTTGATGATCTCTTTTTTGAGCGGATCCAGATCAAGATATTGCAGGATGCTTTTAAAACGCGATCTGTCCTTATAGGTTGTGCAACATAACCAACTTGTTTCTGGATCAAATACTGCGGGTATTATATTCATAACCCCCTTTTTTTCCTCTGCTTCGTTTTCAGTATCACTTGCATTTCCTTTCTCATCTGATTCATGTTTCATATCGATCTTCTCTTCATGCTTCTCTTCTTCTGCCTTTTCATCCTGTTGTGGTGGCGGGTCATTTTCTGAAAATTTAATCATTTTCTATGTACCTCTTATGAATCTTTTGGTCCAACCAATCGCACGAAAAATACAGCAATTACAATCAATGCACTACCCACCCATGAGGTTACTGATGGACGATCGCTTGTAAATAAATGTCCCCACAGATATCCAAATAAAACACCCACAAAAGATAATAGTGAAAATACGAGCGTTGGAAGTTTGGGAATCGCATAAAAACGAACAGAATAGCCAATAAATCCGATTAAAGAATTAAATCCAAATAGGGTTAACAGATTTGTCGGGTTTGTATCCAATGACGATGGATTCATTCCCAAATAACCCAATAAAAGAAGTAGTCCAACTGGATATAATTGTTTGACTGTATAAAAAGGCGATGATCCACTGGCGATTTTATTCCATTTTACAAATACAAAAATAAGCGTTTCTGTCAATGCTGCAAGAAGGCCCATGATCATTCCCCAACCATAATTCGTTTCAGATGAAGTCGTTGCCGTTTTTGGCGAATCCTTTGAAATCAAATAGACACCCATAAATGCAACAAGTAGTAGGACAATGGATGACAGAGAAATTGACTCTCCAAAGAAAATAGCACCCGCTAGGACATTGAACAAAGGATACAGATAAAAAAGGGAAAGAGCAATGCCTGCCGGTAACCAAGAGAAAGCAAGGTAACTCGATCCGATATGAGCGACATTGAGTAGTCCCGCAAATAAGGTGGTAGAACTGAAATCAAAGGAAGAGGGTTCGAATAAAAAGGCAAGAAGAGGAAAGGTGAGAAAACGGGCGAACCATTGTGTGATCAGATTGGTAGGGACGGTTTTAATTAAAATCGGATAAAGGGACAGAATTCCTTCACTGAACAGGACAGAAAGTGTAGGGGAAATCATGATCTAATATGTCGTTGTATTTGAGGAAGAAGTTCGCTGTGAAAGCGATGATCAAAGGACTCAATGGCTCTTCCGAAGTTTGCACTGGGACGAAAAGCGATTGGTCGTCTTTCTCGAATAAATTGTATCGCCTCCGTAGCATGGAGTTGACGATAACAAATTAAAAAAAAAGCAATCGATGCAGCAGATCGTTGCATCCCCGCAGCACAATGGACAAGAATCGTGCGCCCTTGTTGATATTCATACAAGATACGATAGGCAATTTCACTCGCCCATAAATCCATGTTTCGGATCTCCTCCTCTTGTAAATTATCATCCACGGGAACACGGTATTGAACGGGAATCAGATGAGAAAAAGGGTGATTCTTTGTGCAATTAAAAACGACTTGGATCTTCTGTTGTTGGATAAACTGTGGATCCATCGAGGCCTGTGCATTTCCAAGCCATAACCGAGGAAGAATTTCATTGGCGGGATCACTCTGTTGGATCAACTCACGCAGACCAGACATCTATCCATTCCCTTCCAAAATCAAAAGAGACCATTTAACTCAAATGAAAACATAATTTCTAGTAGAAGCATGAATATTCCAACTTATACGATAGATACTGTATTAATGGACCCTTATCAGGGAAAATCTGTATTTTCTATGATGATTCATACCATCTGTTTTCATCGTATGATTTATAAGTCTGTAAAACCCAAAGAGATGTGTGACCCCATTTATGACAATCTGTATTATATCATGATTGATGACCCATTACTTAATCAGCGAATTGAAGATCGATTAGAGTCAATCATTCATGCACTAAAAGAGCGCCCCTCTGGCACCATCACTCTCTTTTTTTACCATATGAAACCCTCTACGGGATGGTTCTCAAAAGAGGACCAAATTGAAATGGAACGATGGAATATCCCCTTTCAATGGTATGAATTATATGATAAATCGTATCCCCATTCTGTAAAAGAAGAACGTATCCGTCAAGTCTATCAGTCACTGTTGGATAAATTATCTTCTGCACCTGTTCCTATCTATCAAGTGATAAATGACTATTTACCATTTGATATCGTAGATTCCAATAAATCAAATAGTCTGAAAGACATTTTACAATTTATTATAAGCGGACCTCCCAAGTTGAATTTATTTTAATAGTATGGTATATCCTTACTAATTGGATACCGAAAACGGAGAAGTGTTCCCTCCTCTGAACTAAACTCTTTTGGAGCGATGAGCGACCAATCCATTTCTGCCTCTAAACACTCTAGACGGCCATAGATATAACATAATAAGGCAGAACACCAAAACGATCCTGTTTTCTGGAATTTGGGATCGATCTCCAATGGATGAATCAAATTCCATTCCGCACGAATCCAATCAAGTGGATTTAGATCATAAGGTTTATCATGAATCTCCTTATGAATCTCTGTTAATGTAGAATAAAACGCGTCATCTCTTTTTGTATCTAAATATCGCACAAATACGGACCCCTTTGGATATTCTCTTAGAATATCCTCTAACCGATGAATCTGAACTCCGATTTTGAATTGATGGTCTTCCACATCCGGTGTGTCATTGGAAGAGGATTCTAATAAATATAACCCATCTTCCAAATCAAGATGAATATGTTTGGGATTTTTTAATATCATTCCCACATGACTGTATTTACTACGACCGAAACATTCTAGCACTCGAGAAATCAAATGATTTCCTCGAAATAAGATAATATCTCCTGTATCTAATTCTCGTTCGGGTTCGGGGATCGGTTCCATGATCTTTGAAAAAGGGGGCGATAAAATTGATGAATAAAAATCAATCCTGAATCAAACAGGGTTGGTTTAGAAATATGCCTTTAACACGTCATTTCTACGCTTCGGAAGAGGTATTTACCTCACTTCTCTACACAACCTCTAAGGGTATTGTCAAAGAATCCATCTTTTGGTGCCATGAACTGATTCATAGTGGATATACAGCAGAAGCGATTAGCACCTTATTTGAATCATGGGTATGGCATTATGGAGTCTTTTCCATGGGATGGTTCATTCGGACATGGAAACGACTCGGTCAACTAGAGATTTCATCCGATGACCTCTTGGAAGAAGTGTATCAAATGTGTCACTTATCTATTCGTGATCATTCTGTATGGAACCTTCTCACGAGTCAATGGTTTCATCCTTCAGAAGGATATGATCGTGTTACCTTTCGTTCACCTTCTCACTTTCCCTCCAATGATCCAAAAGAAATCTACTTTATACGAGCCATCTACCAACATAAAACGAAAGCCGCGTGGTGGATAACTCAATGGATCTCAGAAGATCGATATCTCGTCTTATTGGAATGGTATCGTGATCACGTATTGAAAGAATCTCAACGAGATCTTCTTAATGAATTCTTTGAGGCCATTCAATCCTATGAATCCCTTCTTGGATATTCACATGATGGATATCATCTTGTATCTCGTTTACTTATGCTCATGAGTTTATGTTTAACGGATTCACAACGAGAGCGTTCCTTTCAATCATTAAAAGGACATGTATCCATGAATTCATTGCATCAATGGATTGCAGAATGGAATGGGACGATTGGAAGAAAAGCAGGAAGAGTATATTCAATCCCTTATTATGGTCTATATGGCACATGGGGTCGAGGTCGTATGATTCAGACAAAAGATACAATGGGTCACTTAGTGGATATTGAAAAAGGTGTTCTTTCTTGCCCATTTTGGGAGGAAGCCCTAACAGGAAAGGGATGGGAAGAATGGGAAGACTATTTTCCAGATGATCTTCCCGATGAATGGACACGATCCGAAAAAGAAAAATCTCACGGATCAGGTCTATTACGTGCAAATGAGAAAGTGACCCTATGGGGATATACAAAACGATACATGATGGGACGGTCTCATTTGGCATGGGACCGAGGTGAATGGAAACAACAAAAACGAGTAGATTTCTTTGATGCCATTGAGATTGATCCATCGGATTCCCCATTTCAAACCCTGTTAATGGGGATTATCGCACATCGAAACGAGATAAGAGAACACCTATTGGAAAGTATACTTACTCCTAAACATAAACGACTTCGAATTGCATTATAATCTGCCATAGGCTATTATCATCTGCCACAAGCCATTATAATCTACCAAAAATAGCACATCCAATTCGTTTGCCACTATGCCCTGTGGTATGACTATCTGGATGAGATCCCTTTCCCAGATCATCTTCATCCGCATGAACAATGATAGAACGACCCCATAACTCTTGAACGGATACATTTGGTAGATCATATCTTTTTTTCATTGTTTTTCGTGTAGAATGGAGTTGAATGTTTCCCAGATCTCCCGTATGGCGCACCGTTTTTGAACGAGGCCCTGCTCCATGGGAATGGCGCCCCTTGTCAAAATGTTCACATAATCCTGAACAGTCTTTCATTCGCAAATCCCCCGCTCGATGAATATGAAATCCATGTTTTCCTGGTGGAAGTTTATCAAAGGTAGCAATGAGCCGAACGCCCTTTCCTGCAGGTATGACTATCACCGATCCCTCAATCGTTGGCTGTCGGAAAACAGCCACCGCCCCCTTCTTTTGTTTACATGTTTGACGGGAACGCATGATTTATTAAGATCAAAGAAGAATTATCGATTAACTACGTTGATTAGGATCAAACTTCTTTTTCGTTTTACCATGATATTCATAAGCATGTCCTTGTTGAATCATCCATTGATTTATATCTTCCCCCTGTTTATCATAAAAGGTGCACATTTGTCTACCATATTTGTCTGTCTGGTAAAAGAGAGCCACAAGGATAAAATCATTTTCTTTTATTCTCTGCTCAAGAGCCTGTTTGGCCCGTAGAGATGCAGCAATCTCGGCTTGGCGATTCGGATCAGAGAGAGGAGGCCGCTTCTCAGGTGTATCAATTCCATACAGACGAACACGGTGACGATAAATGTTTCCAGATTCCGAATGATATAATGCAATATCCACTGTGTCTCCGTCTAGAATACGAATCACTTTTACCGTTCGACGAAGACCATTTAGTGTATATTCAGGCGTATTCTCATAGGTAGAATTTCTGTAAACCGTATCATCTTTCATATCACTTGAGAGGATGGTCAACGATACATCGTTAGGCGAGGTAGAAGCATCTAATGATGGCTTTTGAGGTGTCGTAGTTTCAGATGGGGGTAATGTGCAGCAGTTTCCCATAGTATGATAGACGAGAAAGAAGAATGGTTACTCTTGTTTCTTGCCCTATAAGGAATCAATTTTTAGGAGCCGCGATTGCGAGAAGATGGCTGACCTACTAGGCCAAGATGTTGTAACTCACGGATAAATTGATCCTGTTTTCGAAAGATTTGATCACAACGGTTATGAATCATTCGTTGACGATTCTGACGATAATGCTCGGCTTCGTAGTGTTGAAAGGCAACTGCCTTGAATTCTTCGATATACCAATGATGAGGGACACGGAGGATGGCGATACGATAGGCTTGCTGAATATAGTCATTGGTGTAAATATGTAGATCATCCATTTTTGAATAAATAAAATCTTCCAGAAGTTCGCGTGCATCATAGGAGTCTAGATTTGTTAAACTTGCTCGTATGGCTCTCATGGTAAGGGCAGATGTATGATATAGTTGCCATTTCGACTTATTGAATTGATATTCACGAAATGTGGTAAATGCCCAACGCAATTCTCCATGCTCTTTCAATTGGTTATAAATAGATATTAATTGTGGATACGTAAAATCGACATTTGTCCATGGATTCCTAGGATTCATAGGAACTGCAAATCCACCCTCATGATAGTGTAAATTCGATTCAATCCATGTTGCCAGACTTGTTGCATCGAAACGATATCTCGTTTTTGTCTTCATATCATATACTTCAACAGACTTTTTGGGTTCAACCAATGTAATTGGATCCATATTGGTTATTTCTTTCTTATGAATATGATACACTCTCCACCGTTGGAGAACATTTCGAAAGGCTCTTCGAAGGCGCATTTCCATAAGATAGGCAGAATATAACTGTTCTTTCAGATTTGTAAATATTGTATCCATCGTGAGTTGTTGCGTAGAACATATCTTTTCACTGCTTTCCACTGTATCGACTGCGAGGACACGATTATCGGAATCATTTAGAAATCTAGATAGAAAATGGAGGCGCTGTGAAATGGAAGAGGGTATTCGTTCGACCAATTTTCGAATATATACATTGGGCTCCAAGGTGGGGGTCAAAAGAATTTCTTTTCCTTCATCATCGTCGAATCGATATTCATGATTCGCCAATTTAAGATAACGATATCGAAAAATTAATTTTGGAACAAGAAATGGAGGTAATGTAGAATGGGGGCGTTTTGGAGGACCCTGTGATTCTTCTTGTTCCAGATAATGGACATTTCCTATGAGTTGTGGATGAGGTTGTGGATGAGGTTGTGGATGAGGTTGTGGATGAGAAAACTCAAGTTGATTTCGATGATGTTCAAAGATGGCATGATGGC